CCCTGATGCCGCTACGCTTGTAAATCCATTGAAATAAGCGTTTGCAGTGATGTTGTTGTTGGCATCACGCAAAACCACACTATTTGCGCCACTTGATGTAGTAACGCCTGTGCCGCCATTAGCAACAGCCACAACACCTGTAACGTTGGCTGCGTTGCCGCTGATATTGCCGCTGACTTGGCTACCAGGCAGGCTTAACGAACTAAGAGTTGTCAGAGTCGAATTGCTGCTTGCGGTAATGTTAGCCGCTGTACCGGTGGTGTTCTGATTGAACGTAGGCCAAGTGAACGTGCCGGTGCTGAAGTTACCGGACTGTGGCGTGCCAAGAATCGGTGTGGTCAACGATGGCGAATTAGCCAAAGCCAGCACAGTACCCGAGCCAGTGGTTGTGTAGGATGTGCCCCAAGCAGAACCTGTGGAGTTGGCAATACCCGCACCAGGATAGGTCATTCCACCGCCACCACCGCTAGAGTTGATGGTTTGATTAGGCCAAGTACCAGTGATGGTGACGTTTGTACCAGCCACCAGCGAAGGTGTAGCAGTTCCTGAACCACCGTTAGCAACAGGCAAAATGCCGGTCACGCCAGTGGTCAAAGGCAAGCCGGTCAAGTTAGTGGCTGTACCGCTGGAAGGCGTACCCAAAGCACCGCCACTGGTCAAATAAGAACCTGCGGGTTGCTTGTTGTTGAACGTATTCCAATCGGTACTAGTCAGATAACCATTAACAGACGCTGTTGCCGCTGCGATTGAAATAACAGGCGTTGTGCCACCGCTAGAAACAACAGGCGCAGTAGCTGTAACTGCCGTAACTCCACCGCCTCCACCACCTAAGTTAGATACAGCAACTTGTTTGGTAACGCCACCTTGCACCAAGGGCACAAGCTCAGTACCTGCTAGCGGTGTGGTTGCTGATGGTAGTTGCGAGATTTTTACGTCTGACATTTTTGCTCCTTACATTGCTGCGATGACAAACGCCAGCAGTTCTTCATATCTCACACCGTAGATGTCGCCACCCTCAATTTCATCGTAGCAGAACATTCCATACTGGTGAGCATCAAGTCCTTCAGCAGCAAAAGCATCTGCCAATTCTTGAGCATACACACCCACATGAATTCGGGCTTTATCGCCTTTTTCTTCAACAGCTTTGTTGAATTTGAAGGTTTTGATGATGCCTTTGATGCGGATAGCAACAGCTTTTTCGGCCTCAGACAAGGGTCGATCTTGCTGTTTTTGACGCGCATCAGATGTGTTGATCGTGCCGTTGCCAGCGTAGACCGTAGACCAGCGGTTAGAAGGGCCACCAAGCACATAGCTGTTATCAGCAGTAGGCGCAAAACCTGTGGCAGGTACAACTTGAACCGTACCGTTGCCCAAAGTGGTGTTTGAACCGGATGAGCTAAGTGCGTTGGTAGCAGAACCAGCCGTAACGCTGGTCACAGTGATGCTTGGGCTACCAGTAAGGCCAGCAGATGTACCTGTAACGTTGATGCCCCAAGTACCGGAAGCGCCTGAACCTGATGTGCTAGGTGCGCCAATGGTGTTGTAAGAAACAGTTAGCGGAGAAGAACCGTTAAATGTGCTGCCTGAACCACCACCCGAGCCACCGTTGTTGAAGGTGACCGAGTTGGACACGGAGCTAGCGGTAGGCGCTGCCCATGTGCCATCGTTACGCAAGAAGGTGCTGGTTGAGCCTGCGGGTGCAGATATTCCGTAGCTACCCCATGTGAACGTACCACTCACATCAAGAGCAGTTGAATACATGGAAGCCCAGCGAAGGGCGCTGCCACCACAGTAATAGGTATTGTTGGTGATTGGGCTAAGACCCACACCGCTAACCGTTCCTACGGAGTTTGTGGCAAATTCAGCGTTGAATGTTTGCTTGCCTGTCCAAGTGTTAGCGCGAGTCAGATCAAGCGCAATAGTACCGGAGCTAGTGATTGTGCCGCCAGTAAGCCCTGTGCCTGCTGTGATGCTGGTAACAGTACCCACACCCGAACCGCTAGGGGTTGCCCACGTTCCATCATTGCGAAGGAAAGTTGTAGTTGAACCGGCTGGTGCTGGGATGGCGTAGGTGTTCCAAGTCAGATTGCCATCACCAAGATACATTCCTTTCCAGGTCAGCGCAGAGCCACCAAGATAGTAAGTATTTGTGGTAACAGGGGCAAATCCTGTAGCTGGCACAGCAGAAGCCACACCGTTCAAAACAACGTTATTGCCTGATGCGGTGATGTTGGCTGTTCCCGAGCCTACGTTATAGGTTGTAGCGTAGACGTTGCTATACAGGTAGCTAGAAGCACCTAGATTGTTGGTGTTGTTGCCAGCCCCACGCCAATTAGCGCCATCCAACAGAATTGCGTTGGTGGAGTTACCCAAACCAGCAGTTGTGCCAGTAGAAGTTAACGATGGAACACCGCTGAATGTGCCGATGTTTGCACCGTTAAAGTTGGAATTAACCGTGGTCGTGCTACCAATTGTGGTGACACTTTGAAGGTTTTGTGAACCACCGCCACCGCTGGAAATGGTCGTTACAACCGTTGGAGTCTCGGTTGTGGTGTCGTAGGTGTTGCCAAGACCGTAAATGGTCGTTGTGCCCACACCGCCATCATCAATGTATTTGCGGCTAGAACTTGCCACATAGGGCGCGTAACCTTTGAAACCGTTACCGATGGTGTTGACAATCAGAGTAGCGGTTGAGCTGTTGTTTGATACAAAGATGTTGTTGGTCGTGTAAAGCGTACTGCTGTTACGCGCAAACATACAGTTTTGAACGCTGCTGGAGGCCTTTGCAGCCACACCGTTAGCCACGTTAATGTAAATGTCAGCGTTACCACCGTTGTTCTCAAAGAACACACCATTCACAATAAGCTGAGTGGGCAAGAACGCTGTTGAGCCGTAGAAAATACCACCCGAAACAGGCTGGCTTGCGCCTGACATCACACCTACGGTTTCAATCACGCCACCGTTGATTGCCACAGGCCCACCACCGCTGATGAGATAGCCAAGGGTTTTAACGCCTGCAACGGTACAGTTGTTGAACGTCAAAGCGGTAGGCTCAGTAACGGATGAAATAGCCGCTAGGAAGCCAATATCAGCCAATTGGACGTTGAAGTTGTTGATGGTGATGCCCAAGCAGTCAACCATTGAAACGCCAGTGTTGTAGCCAATAATGCGGATGTCGTTCAGCGCACCGATACCTGGGACGGTATTCATGTATAGGCCAGTGCCCACACCGATGCTGTAAGTCCCGCTGGTGTAAGTTGTTGCGCTAACTTTCTTAATCAAGCTGAACTCACCAAAATACATGGTGAGGAACTTGTTGTCATATCCGGTACTAAAGTCCATTGTGATAGCACCGCCAGTAGCGGCTGCTGCGTTGGGACGATAGTCGTAAATAAACGAAAGATCAGCGCCTTCACCTTTCACAGTGATTCGTGCTGGGGTGTTTTGATTGGTCGAGTTAGGCCAAGTAATGCTGATGTTGCTGGTGATTTTGTAAGTACCAGCAGGCAACAAGACTGTTCCACCCTTACCAACCGCTGACAAAGCGTTTACAGCGGCCTGAATAGCGGCTGTATCGTCTGTCGTACCGTCACCCACTGCACCAAAGTCTTTCACCGAAACGATTTGGCCTAGCTTGGCTTGCACCGTTGTAGCAACAGCACCAGTGTAGGGCGCTGTGTAAGTGACGTTTGCTGCATCACTGGCGAAAACAGGCGTAGAAATGTTGTCAAAAGAGCCAATTTGGACACTGGCACTGGATTGGATGACAAATTTGTAGGATGCCCCACTTGTGACCCAAATCTCACCGGTAGCCACACGACCAGCCGAATCAAGAATAATTGGGTTGGAATGGGCAATCGTGCCGGTAGAGTCGGTATAAGTGGTTTGGGGTGTTGTTGTGCCAGCAGCGTAGGTGTAAATCTTTCCACCAGCTAAAGGATTGCCGATGTTGTCAAAGAATTGAGCTCCAGCGCCACCAATCGGAGAAAGAGATACAGCCATACGTTGCCTTATTCGTAATAGATTGTTGCGCTAACAGTGCCGCCAATTACGACATAAATGCCATTTTCAGTGGTGATGCCATCATAAAAATTGATGTTACTAGCGGAAACAGGCGTATAAGTGTCGATTACTTTGACATCGGTAGATGCTGTTTGAGCATCATAGATAGCAATCGTGGGAGTCGATGAAGCCGAGCTAACAAAGATGCCTTTGATCTTGCCTGGGCCTTGTTTAATCAGCGTAGTGGCTGAAATCTGTGCGTAGTTGGACATAACTACCCCTTTCTGTTTGTCAAATTATAGACTTTGCAAAAGAAAAAGCCACCCCTTTTGGAGGCGGCTTTTCCCGATCATTTCATTCCCGATTAGGGCAGGAATGTAAGGTCGTAACCGTAGATAAACACATCAGCGGTAGCTGCTGCGCCTTGTGCGGTTGTGTTGCGGATATACAGGTTAGTACCTGTTTGCGCGTCAGTGGAGGAAGCAGCGGTGTTCACCACTTTGGCAGCGGTGGTAGCACCGGTCAAAGCAGTAGCCGACAGAATAGCCGTACCACCAGCAGCAGGAGCTGTATACACAGCCACTTGTGCGGTAGTCAGACTCACGCTGGCGTTGGTCACCAACACATAAGCCACGCTGACACGACCCGACACCAAGATTGGTGCAATGGTATCACCAACAGAGTTCAGGTTCACACCTTGAGCAGAGGCAATCAAACGGATAGCTTGGTTGCTGGAAAGCTGAATGGGGTGATTGGACGTAGTTTGTGCTGCGCCTGGATTGATATTAGCCATGATATTTGTCCTTTCCTAATTAAGCTGCAACTCGGCAGGCAAGCTCGGGATAAAGCGGGGCCCAGCCGTAAAGCACATCCACACGTGTTGGAATGCTATCATTATTGATTGTATATTGCCTAATGACACGCAAAGAAAGTCCCAAATCCTTATCGGATGCGCGACCTGCGAAATGAACCCCATCAGGCAGCTCGAGGTCAGCCGTGGCCAAGCAAAACGCATTTTTGTGCATGATGATGTTCTGTGGAGAAACAGCACCGGCTTGGTTGTACGGAGTCACAGCAGAAGC